CGTATAAATTCCAAAAACTATTATTTGAATTCCAATAATTGTAATCAATATACATTGATAAATCATAAAAATGATTTTCTACTAAGATAGGCGAAAAAACAATACCAAAATTTAAGTAATTCCCTGATGTTGTTGCATTAGTTACATTATACTTAACTGTTACATTAGTAGAATCATCCCTAATGTCAAATGTAAATGTATCTGTATAATCTCTAGGGATTACAGATAGCTGTTGTGCCTGTGCAGAAGTGGTTAATACAATCATTACTTATATAACGTAAAGAAATATTAAATTTGTAAAAGATTAAAGCAAAAAAAAAGCACCCATATCAGGATGCTTGATTTTTATTATAACTATTTGTATTAAGCAGTTGGGTCTACTTGTGTAGCACTTGGTGTAGGAACTGATGCTGCTGCCAAGAAATAAGGTGCAGTTTCTTCCATTCCTTCAAATACTAAAGTAAAGCCGCTTAAATCGCCTGCAGCCGCTCCTGTGACTACTGTACCACCTGTACATTCCATTCCATTTTCAAAACCACACAAGAAGTGATTTCCATAGTAATCTTGTACTATGATATATGGTCTACCTACTGCTAAAACTTGCAATTCTGCTTGGGTCTTAGCATCTAAAAATGTTAAAGTAAGATTTAATGTTTGTGTGTAAAAAGTTGTTCCATTTTCACGACTACTTGTAACAGTAGTTTCTAAACTAGAATTACCTTTTACATCAAATTCAAACCAAGTCGGTGCAGGTGAACCATTTGTAATGGTTGCTTCTTTTGTGGTATTATCTATTGTAACAGCAGTAATACCTGTTGTTGCTGATGTTGCAAAATCTGCAAAGAAAACACTTTTAATGCCGCCAAATGCTGATTTACAAGGGACTTTACGTCCTGTATTCAATGTACAAGCCATCCGATTATATGTTTTATTCTATTGGGGATCAAACAATGTCAATCCCCTTTAGATGATTATTAATTAAGCGTATTCTACTATGTCAGAAGCCACTCCGAATTGAACCCCTGCTGTGAAACGCATTACCATTCTAACATTGTTACTTCCGTCCAAATCTTGCATATCTAAAACACGAACTTCTTGCATATTATTTAGTAATCCTGTTCCGAAATATAGGTTACTTCTTTGTGCAGCGTACATTTTGTTGTCAGAAATTCCCGGACATACAAAGATTTTTACACCATTAACAGTAAGTGAACCATTGTTCCACCATTGTGTTCCTTGTGCATTTGTACCATTAGCACCTAAACCATTTGCTGCAAATCCACCTAATGCTTGAACATAAAATTTAGCTGCACTTGAAGGAACATAGATAAACAAATCTTCTTTACCATAAAGTGCTGAAGGTATAGCATCAACAACTTTTGAAAGTTCAGCGATAATATTGGCTGCAGATAATCCACCACCAACTGCAGGTACTTGTTGCCCTGCAGGAATATCCCCTGCTGCTGCTGAAGCTGCAATTAGTTTTTCAAATCCATCATATGAATTATGAACTGCTGCTGCTGTATCACCTTGCCAAATGTTAAATTCAGTTGATTGTGCAACTTCTGCTGCAACGTGTGCAATCATAAAGTCACTAAATTTTGGCGGTAAAGTTTGTGCCATTCCATACCCCATAGATTGCGCTTCCCAATCGTTCACGAAATCCTTTTTACATAACTGCAAATTTACTTGTAGTTCAGTAGGTTGGATAATTCTTTCAGTTAATGTAACTGATGAATTAGGATCAAAGTCACATCCTGCAGGACTTACTAAAGCACCTGTCGCTAGTTTCTTGATTACTTCTTTAAATGCAATATTAGGCTTTACAGTTAAACCACCATCATCAATAGTTGATGCTGATAATAAAGCGGCTGCGATATATTCACCGGCAAATTCCCCTGCATACGTAGTAGTAATTGCAACTGCAGTACCTAGATTAACGTTTCTTAAATTACTCATTTCTTGTTTTTTTTAAATATTAATATTATGATTCAGATGCCCAAATTCCAACACCACCTACTATATACCAATCAGTTAAAGTTACAGCTCGTAAAGTGATATAATCACCTTTTTTAGATGTAGCTTTTGTATTGATACAATCTTTGTCTAATGCACCACTAGCAGAAAATACTGCTGAAGCCTTTACTATGCTTCCGACAATTCTATTTGTAGCTTTTGGTGAAACTACAACTGTATTGTTTGCATCTGCACCTGTATTTCTAAATGTGATTGTTGAACCTAAATTACCTGAAGTAATTAAAGGAAGTCCCAATGTTAAACCATCAGTTGCACAATTAATATCGTGTGATGAATCTTGTTCTGCAATATCACCTGTTGCTGTAGCTGTTTGTTGTGTTACCTTATTGTAACTTACATCATTTGAAAGATAGTTAAATGTTCCCATATCTTATTTTTATTTAGTGTTTGTTTAATTTTGTTAATACTCTGTCTAAAGTTGTTTTTACTTTACTTTTACCATACACTCGTGTAGGTGTAGATTTAGATTCAGGATTGTGCTTTATTGGTTTAGCAGCAGCTTCTGAAAATTCTTCTTTTACAGTTCTTGATTTAGGTTTGGATGATGCTTCAACTTTATCTGCTTTTAAATCAGCAATAGCATCTTCAAGATTTTGAATCCTTTTTTCCATTTCTTCCATATCCAAAGAAGTTTCTTTTTTTTCTTCCATTTCATCTTCTTCTTCCATTTCTTCTTCTTCTTTATAAGATTCTTTGTCTTTTTTGCCTAAATCTTCAGTAATTTCTTCACCTTCTGCAGTTTCTTTTGCAGGAACTTCATCTGATACTTCTCTTACATCACCAATTAATCCTTCTTCTTGGACAACTACTAATCTACCATCTTCTAGTAGATATTCACCTACAGGCATTGCAACCCTTTCATCGTCTGTTACAATAAAAATTTCTTTACCCTTTTCAAAAGATTCTGCTGAAACAACTGTTCCATTTTCCAACTTCATATCTTCAAGGTTTACCTTGATGTTTAGAAGTGTTTTGATCTGTTTTACAATTTCTGTGTTTTTCATACTATTCTTATAACGATTATTAATTCTAATTTTGCATTTTTATGTAATTCTTGTAATATTTCCTATGCCTTGTGCCATTATATCACCTGTGCAACATTCTCTTGAATATACAGGTCTATCCTTGCATAAGCAACCCCTTGTACTACCTTGTGGACTGCTTCTACTAGGAATGTAATCTTTATCATTGTGATTTGATTGCATATTATTTGGTTAGGATTGCTTTGATTTTTTGAATAAGTTTTTGATCTTCTGATAAATCTTCTTTAATTTCTTCTTTAGGTCGTTCCATTTTGTCAGCAAAAAAGCCTTCGATAGAAAAACCCCTAACTTTATTTGTTTTAACATATTCATTCCAAATTTCTTCATTATTAACCTTAACTGCACCCATCCAAGTGCCGATTGGTACATCCAATCCATATTTTACTGATTTGTCGTGAACCTTATCTTCTACTAACCAACTTTCAACTAAACTTAAACCTTCTAATGCTTTTGAATGTTCTAGTGTTGAATTGTTTTGTTTACCCATTGTCAAGTATTTTTGACTAGCCTTAGAAACTGTATTGCGTGAAAAGTAAATATAGTATTCACCATCATCACCACGTCTGTAAATAGGCTTATTTGGTATTAATAAAGCACCTAAAAGTATTTTTTTTTCTTTGCTTATTTCAGCAAACTTTATTTCTTGATTTTTTAATGCTATGAAGTCAGATTCTATAGCAGGTGATTCCACGATTGAAATGGCATCAATTCCACTTTCTTCTAATTCATCATTATCACCTAAAACTAATTCTATAATTTTCATAATTGTATAACGTATTAAATTTTTAATTTTGCATTATCCTATTGATGCACCTTCAATTATATTTCTATCTAATTCTTGTGCTGTTGATACATCATTAGATACAACAAATGCTTGTACAGGTTGTTGATTTTGCCCTGAAATAACATCAGCTAATTGATCTGTTCCACTTGTACCTACTATATTAAATGCAGGGGGTGCAGGGGGTGCAGCAGGTGTAGAACCACCACCTGATACAGGACTAGCAGCACCACCACCACCACTAGCACTATCAGGATTTGTAGCTAAAATGTCTTTTACTGACTTGAAACCAATAGCTGCTGTAGTAGCAATGTTTGCAAGTTTAATTCCAAATTCAAAGGGTGTAGCAGTTTTTGTAGCAAGTTCTGCTGTAATACCTTGAAATGTGTTTATCAAAGATGCTGCTGCTGCTGCAGCTTTACCTGCTTTAGAATTTTCACCTAATAAATTAGCAATACCTGTAAATGTAGCTTTAGCCATATTTAACTTGGCATCCTTTTCTATTTTTTCAATCTTTTCTCTTTCTTTAGCATCCTTTTTTTGTGCTTCTAATACTTTACCATTCCAATATAATATAGTGGCTGCTTTTTGTTCTTCAGTTGCATTTAAAGCATCTAATTCTGCTAATGCCCTTTCTTGTGCTAATAGTGTTTTTTGTTCATAGGTAATAGCTTCTTCATCTTTTTTGATTTGTTCTAGTTCCTTTTGCTTTGCATCTATTGCAGCCTGTCTTTCTTCTTCTGCTTTATCCCTTTCAAGTTTATCTGCAACAGCTTGGTCATCAATAGCCTTTTGTGCAGCAGCTTCTTCATTTTTAAGTCCTATAATTTGACTAGTAACTTCTTTTGCTTTTGTAAGTTTGGCAGTTTCTAAATTTATTAAATTTGCACGTAATGTAGCTTCTTCATCTAAATCAGCTTTTGTAGAATCACCTAGTGCATTTTCTGCTATTTTAGCCTGTAGCCTTAAATTAGCTGCATCAATTTCTTTTTGTGTAATTTCATCTTCTAATTTTCCTGCATCTTCTAGAAACTTAATCCTTTCTTGTAAAGTAAAATTTTCTTTATCAACTGCTTTGTTTAATAAATCTGCCCTATCTCTGTTTGCTTTTGCTCTGTCTATTATTAATTGTCTTTCTACTTTATCAGCTAATGCCCTTTGATCTGCTATTCTACCTGCAGCTTTAGCTTCTTCATTCATTTCTTTTACAAGTTCTTTTGTACCTTTAACCAATGCTTCTGTTAGCATTACAGCAGGATTCAAGGCTTGGTTTAATCCTATTATACCATTTCCTGCATCTTTTAAAGCACCTTTAAAATCACCTTTAAACAATTTTTTTAATGCAGAACCTAATAAACCAAAACTTTCAACAGCTTGATTTACTTTATCCATTACAAATTCTTTAATACTTGTACCTAAGTTTTTAATTGTTTCAACAGGATCAGTAAAAAGGTTTATAAGACCACGACCTAATGCAGCAAGTTTGTCTGTAAATACACCAACAACAGCACCCAACATACCCATTGCTTTTGCAAGGCTATTTTGCCCTTCTTCTGAACTTGTAAATGCAGCAGTAAGTGAACCAACCAAAACAACTAATGCACCAATACCTGTCGCTATGATAGCACCACGCATTGTTTTCAAACCCATTACCATAGATTTAACACCTTTAACAGCACCTTTAAACCCTGATACTAGACCACCTGTCATTTTATCACCTGCAGCTTCAATACTGCCAATGTCATCTTCTGTTTTCTGTAGCTTCTTATTTAATTCATCTACTTCTTTATCTTGTGTTTCCACTTTTAAAGAATAGGTTTTTGTTACTGTTGCCATTTGATGTTGTCTTTTATTTGTTTAAAACCTTCTTTTAGTGTTTTAGGTAATGCATATTTTCCTTTAGCAATCTTAATGTTTTCTGTATCTGCTTCAACTAATTGAAGTAAATCAATTATATTTTTTATCATACTACTGAATTTAAAAGTTCAACCTTTGATTTACCTGATTGTAAATCTGTTGTTATTGAATTAATTTTATATGTGTTTTGATTAATGCTAATTATGTCATATAATTCTAAATTAAAAAATTCACTTAAAGGAATTGTTAAATCTAATTTTGTTAATCTTCTTTGACTATTAAATACATCAGTAATATATGTTGTATAAAAATTATTAAACAATGTTCCTGTATATTCACCTGCTGTGCTACCTGCTTCATTTGCCCACCATTCATTAATTTCAGCTTGAAAATGTATGTTGTTTGGTGAACCACCTGTTGCTGATGGTGCTAATAATGTTTGTGAATTAGATGGAACAATGTATTGATTTGTAGTATTAAAATTACCCCCATCAGTTTCTAGTAGTTGTATATTAGTTCCACCTGTAATTCTTATTGGATAAAATATTAATGGTTTACCTAAATACGATTCTTGGTTGTCATCAACAAACCAACCCCATTGGATAGTTGTAGATGAACTATTCGCTGCATTATAAAGCCTTTCAAACATCATATGTTCAAATGGTATTGTAATTCCATAGCTTTCTGTTAAAGCATCATAAGTGGTATTATTAAGGCTGTAACTTAATGAACCCCATTGTGCATTGTTTATTTGATTAAATTGTTTTGCTAAAAATGTATCTAATCCTTCATAAGCATATTGTATATCCCTAAAAGGCAATGCTAATGCTACTTCTGATTTTGTTGTGTCTACATATTTGTCAAAAACTTTTGTAGGATTAGCCTGTCCTAATGCATAATAATCATCTAATTTTTGTACTACAATAGTTCCTTGATTATCAACATAAGCAGTAAGATTAAACATCTTAAATAAGCCTGTTAAAAAATCAATTATTTTTATTTCAGGAACTTGTTGATTAATAGCAAAATCAACATCTAATGTAGTTGCATATGTGTTTGCGTTTTTAAATATAAAAGTACCACCTACAGTAATAACACCTGCTTGTGTAGTTGTTTCAGATGTAGCTGTAACAGTCCAAACAATAGAATTAGGTGCAAATGTTAAAATAGCATTTGTTTCAAACAAAACAGTTAGTGTATTAAAATTATACTGCATTGCATTAGGTATTGTAAATGATTGTGTACCTGAACCTGTAAAATTAAATATTTCACCTTGTTGATTACTTATTATTCTAACTGTATAAGTAGCTGAATTAGTTGGTGTTAAATCTAATTGTAGCAATGGTATTTGTGGATTATTTTGTCCTGTATTTTGTAATCTTAAAACACCATTTGTAACAATAGCATTATTAAAACTACCGTTTTGTGTCATTACTAAATCATCTAATATTGATGTTGATGATTGTATTTGATTATCAGCATCTAAACCACCTTTTTTTCTATGCAACCACATAAATAAATTATGAAATTGCAAATTAGTATCATCATTAAAAAAATTATTAGAAAATGTGATAGTTTGATTTTGAAATGTTTGTGCTTGTATAGCATCAATAAAAGCAGATAATCTAATTGCATATTTAAAATTAGTCCATTTAATACCATTGCCTGAATTACCTGAAGAACCAACATAAACATTACCATATTGATTAACAACAGCAGAATTGTAAAACATTCTATCTGTATGTGTAATTAAAGGCACACATAAATTATCAGGGGTGTTTATTGCAGGTGAATCAAAATTTCTAATATAATCATAAACAGTATTTTTGTTATATGTTACATTATATTTATTTAGATCAGTTAATGCATCTAATTGTAAATCACCTAATAGATCAACTAAATTTACTGTATTACCAAAAAATGTTATATTATATGTATGTGGAACATTATTCTTTAATTTTACACTAGTTAATTTTATAGTACCTTCTTTAAATGGAATATTGTTTAAATACAGCCTAGCTTGTTTTTTTACTCTTGCATCATAACCACCTACAATATTAAAATTGTAATAATGTGAAAATAAAATATTGTTTACTTTAGATGCAGGTACAGCAAATGTTTTAGAAAATTCTGTAAATATTTTAGCAATATCTTTTACATTTTGAATTGTTTGTGTTAAAGAAACTTTTTCATCTTTAAATAAATCAACCCTTTTTTCAATGTTATTATCTATAATATATAACTGAACCTTTTGCATTATCTTATATTATTAATGTAATCAAATGCTTCTTCAAATTGCATTGTATATTGTATTAGCCTGTCATTTAATGATGTTTTGAAATCAATATTTGATGTTTTAACAATTACAGGAACTTGATAATTAGCACCACCTGTTGTTGATGGTTTTTCCATCCAAACATATTCAGAAAGTAAAAGCTGTTCAAAAAATTCATTAGCATATTCAGGATAATATCCTGAACTTAATGTGTGTGATTGCTTACCTTGTGTATTAAAAATTTTATTAGGTGCATTAGTTATGCTATATGTAGCAGGTGCATTTGTTCCATAGTCAATAGTATTTGATTTAAATTTTTCATTAGTTCTATTTAATGATTTTGTTTGTTTTAAAAAGAACCATAAATCTTGCAAAGCACCATATTTATTAATGAATATAATTTTAACACCATTGCCATATTTTGTACAATCAATTCTATCAATTACTAACACTACAGGATTACCCCCAACATTTCCTATAACAGTAGCTGTTGGTGAAACTACACTTTGTACTATACTACCTGTTGTTGATTGATAGTATACTGTAGTAGCTATATTATATGGTAAAAATATTTTGAATCTTGGATTTGTTAAAGATGCATCTACACCATTAGGTACAGGTGCAATAAAATACTGTTTAGTTGCTGTTGGTAATATTATTGGGTTAGCACCTTCTTCAAATTTTCCATATGATTCAAAACCAACATCAGAAAAATTAACTGATGCAACTGAACTACCTGTTCCATTTAACCCTGTATATGCTCTAATTTGTGTAGTAAATTGAACATTTGGTGGTGATAAATTAGTCGAATAACCTGCATTTATATAATCCCGCATTAATTCAGCAACTTCAAATTGTACA